GGCGGCGAAGTGGCACACACTGGTATCGTTCCTTTCCTAAAGAAGTTTGAAAGCACAGTACGTTGTTGCACACAAAACGGAGTACGTGGTGGCAGTGCTACTACACATTTTCCGTTCTGGCATCAAGAGATTGAAGACGTCCTTGTACTAAAGAACAACAAGGGAACAGAAGATAACCGTGTTCGTAAGCTAGATTATAGTATACAACTTAACTTAACAATGTATCAAAGATTGTTATCTGGTGGCAATATAACTTTGTTCTCGCCACACGATGTACCAGATTTATACGAAGCATACTTTGGTGATGCAGCAGTATTCCAAGAACTATATGAAAAGTACGAACGTGCTACAAGTATTAAGAAAAAGACTGTACCTGCAATGGAACTGTTTAGTGCGTTAATTAAAGAACGTGCTGAGACAGGACGTATCTACATTATGAATGTTGATCACTGTAATACACACAGTTCGTTTAAAGATAAAGTTTATATGAGTAACTTGTGTCAAGAGATTACACTACCAACTAAGCCACTTAATCATATTGATGACGAAGAAGGCGAAATTGCGTTATGTATTCTTAGTGCTATTAACGTAGGCACATTACGTTCATTAGACGACTTAGAGGAGCTCTGTGAGCTTGCAGTACGTGCGCTAGAAGAGATCATTGACTACCAACGTTATCCTATCAAGGCAGCAGAAATTAGTACAAAAGCAAGACGCAGTTTAGGTGTAGGATATATTGGCTTAGCACACTATCTAGCACGACAACACGCAAAGTATGAAGATGGAACTGCTTGGCAACTTGTACACGATTTGAGTGAAGCATTCCAGTATTACTTACTTCGTGCAAGTAACAAACTTGCACAAGAACGCGGTGCCTGTGAATACTTTAGTCGTACTAAATACGCTGACGGTATCCTTCCTATTGATACATACAAAAAGGAAGTTGATACAATTGTGGAGAACAAGTTAAACTATGATTGGGATAGCCTACGCAATGACATTAAAGAGCACGGTCTACGGCACAGCACATTGTCCGCACAAATGCCTTCAGAGAGCTCATCCGTTGTGTCGAACGCAACAAACGGAATTGAACCACCTAGAGGATACTTGTCCGTTAAGAAGTCAAAGAAAGGGCCTCTTAAGCAGATTGTTCCGCAGTATCAAACGCTAAAGAATCACTATACATTGTTGTGGGATATGCCTAACAACACAGGATATATTAATGTAGTTGCAGTAATGCAAAAGTTCTTCGACCAAGCTATTAGTGGCAACTGGTCATACAATCCTACGCACTTCCCTGACAATGAAGTTCCGATGAGTCAAATGATGAACGACTTGCTAACAACATACAAGCTAGGTTGGAAGACATCCTACTACCAAAATACATACGATTACAAAACTGATCCAAGTGAGTTGGAAGATGAGAAACCAATGGAAACACTTGCACCTGTTATTGAGATGGATATGGATGACGAAGAGTGTGAAGCCTGCAATATCTAGCAAAATAAAGGTTGACATAGTATGATAAGTACGTTATATTAAATAGAAGAGATACATAGGAAGAAGAGAATGGCAAAGACCGTATTCAACAAAGAAAAAGTAGATTTTACAAAACAAAATATGTTCTTCGGAGCAGATCAAAACACACAGCGTTACGATACTTTTCGTTTCCCTGTGTTTGACAAACTTAATCAAACAATGCTTGGTTACTTTTGGCGTCCAGAAGAAGTAAGTCTACAAAAAGACCGTGCTGACTTTGCTAATTTTCGACCAGAACAAAAACACATTTTTACCAGCAACTTAAAATACCAAACACTACTTGACAGTGTCCAGGGTCGTGGTCCGTGCCTAGCATTTTTGCCGCACGTTTCGCTTCCTGAACTAGAAGGCTGTATTGTTACTTGGGACTTCTTTGAAACAATCCACTCACGTAGCTACACACATATTATGAAGAACGTGTACGCTGACCCGTCAGAAGTATTTGATACTATTTTAGATGACGAAAAGATTATTGCTCGTGCAACTAGTGTTACCAAGCACTACGATGCATTTACAGCAGCCGCAGACGCCTACAATCACCGCGGTGAAGGCGATATGCACGATGTTAAGAAGAAACTATATCTTGCAATGCAGACTGTAAACATTCTAGAAGGCTTGCGTTTTTATGTAAGTTTTGCTTGTACGTTTGCATTTGGTGAATTAAAACTAATGGAAGGTAGTGCTAAGATTATTAGTCTTATTGCTCGTGACGAAGCACAGCATTTAGCACTAAGCACCCACGTATTGAAGCTATGGGCTCAAGGCAAAGACGATCCAGAGATGGCTAAGATTGCTAAAGAGTGTCAAGAAGAAGTATACGACTTATGGCGTGAATGTGTTCTAGAAGAAAAAGATTGGGCAGACTACTTGTTCAAAGACGGATCAATGATTGGACTTAATGACAAACTGTTACATCAGTATGTTGAGTACATTGCTAATCGTCGACTAAAGGCGCTGGGTATGGATGCTATATTCGATGCACCAGTTAATACTAATCCGCTACCGTGGACACAGCATTGGTTATCAAGCTCAGGCTTACAAGTTGCTCCACAAGAGACAGAAGTAGAATCTTACATTGTCGGCGGTATCAAACAAGATGTGTCAACTGACAGTCTTAAAGGATTTAGTTTATAATGATTGAAATTTACGGCAAGCCACAGTGTCCGTTTTGCGATAGAGCAAAGGCACTTTGTGAGCAAAGAGAATTAGAATACACATACAAACAACTTGGTACAGACTTTACCCGTGAGGAAGTACTAGAGATGTTCCCCGGAGCACGTACCTTTCCACAAATAAAAGTACACGGTACAAGCATTGGCGGATACGATAAACTAGGTACTTACCTAGAAGAAACTAACTACAACGGAACAGGACACTCACTATAATGCTTATTGAAACACCTTATAAAATCGGAGACGTAGTGTCTCTAAAACTAAGTTCAGGAGAAGAGATACTCGGACGCTTGGAATCAGAAGATACTAATAACTACACACTTAAAAAGCCAATGGTGCTTATCGCACAAGAGAAAGGATTAGGACTTGCTCCTTTTATGTTCTCAGTGTCACCTGATGGTAAGTTTGTTATGAAAGCAAACTCAGTAAGTTGTGTGGCTAAGACTGAATCAGAAATTAGCAAACAGTATATGGCACAGACAAGCGGAATTGCTTTAGTTTAACAACACGGTTAGTCCGATAAATACTACAAAGGATTGTAGTATGATTAGACGTGGCGCACCATTTGACTTAAATAACTTCTTTAATATTCCAGTAATTGATGCTGGGGAATTTGATCCAGGGAATGTATTAAAACTATCAAAACTTGACGGTCAATCATTTAGTGATGCGCCAGCAAATTACTTTGACGGTGGTACTATACCGTTACAAGGTACGGCATCATACGATCCAAGTATTACATACGGACCAGACAGTCCGCTAATAGAGGATTAATAGATGTCAGATCCAGAACACGGTAGTATACTTGTTAGGCGTGGCCCAACAGCTGATAGAAAGGCTTTTACGCCACTTAATGGCGAAGTTATCTATGATACCGAAAACGATCAATTATATATAGGTGATAGCGAAACAGCAGGGGGCCTACCTGCATTTGGCGATAAAATAAAAGTCGATGATGAAGGCAATCTAACAGAACTAACTTTACAAGGCACAGCGGAAAGACCTAGTGCATCAAGTGGTCTTTTTAGATATAATACAGCAACGCAAAGTTTAGAATACTCCGACGGTTCAGATTACTATCTAGTAGCAAGCACACCTTTTCAAACAAGTACTAATGTATTATTTGTTTCTCCTAACGGACGTGATGATAATATATTTGGAGTTAAAAGAGGACGTACTCCAGGAACAGCATTTGCCAGTATAAACGCTGCCTGTAGAGAAGCCGAACGTGTAATTAGTAGAGCTTCAAAAGGGCTAGGTCCATATCAAAAATGGATCACATACGATAGTCAAGTAGCACAACAACGTTCGTATATTGTATCAATTGGCGATGTTGATGATTTTAAAGATATTGCAGTATTCAAAGGTGCTAGTGAATTAGATGCTCGAACTGAACTTCGCAGTGGGTTCAGAGTAATTGGTCAAACTAGCGGCGCCGTAGGTATCATTGAAGAATATAATGTTAATGCAGGACAAACTGCTGATCAGTTAATTATAAAAGTCGAAGAAGGTACATTTGTAACCAACGAACAATTAAAGTTTGGCAATCCAATCCCGGGTGTTCCTTACAGTGAGTACCGCGCACCTGGAACAGAATATCCCGAAATAACAATTAGAGTTGAAAGTGGCGTTTACTTTGAACACTTTCCAATTAAGGTACCAAATAATACTTCAATCAAAGGAGACGAATTTAGACGTAGCATTATAAGACCTCGTCCTGGAGCAAGTGCTAGTCCGTGGTCAAATATAAGATTTAAGCGTGGAGCAGAACATCTTGGATTAGATCCAAATGTAGTAGGTGCTAATCCTTTTGGTGCTCACTATCTAGCTGATCGTACAAATAATGTTTATACATACGCTGTTAATCCTGGTGACTATGACGAAGCATACAAAACATTGTCTACAATGGCAACAAAGAAAACACTACAAGATAGTGTTATAAACTTTATTACTACGACTTATCCTAGTTTAGTATACGATGAAGCAAAGTGTAGGCGTGACGTAGGTTATATTATTGATGCAGCAGCATTAGATATGTTGTATGGCGGGTATCAAGAAACATTATTTTCTGCACTAACGTATCAAGGTCAACTGCCAGCAGATCAAGTTACTGAAACTGCGGCTGCGATTACACATTTAAAAGTACAAGTAAGTGCATTATTAGAAAGCTCAGAACAAAGTGTCGCTGAGGATTTAATTGGTTCTATAGTAGAAATAATAAACGGAAACTTTAACGCACCTAAAGCCAATGACGAGATGGATGTGTTCTTAATGAATGACGCAACCATTATACGAAACCTTAGTGTACAAGGTCACGGCGGCTTTATGGAAGTATTAGATCCAGAAGGACAAATACTTACTAAGTCACCTTATACACAAACAGCATCAAGTTTTTCAAAGTCTATAGCACCAGACGTATTGTTTGGTGGTGGTATGTTTATCGATGGCTTTGTTGGTAACTTAGATGCACGTATCAAACAAGCAAACAGTACAACTGAAATAATCATTGACAATGTATACAGACAGCCACAAACTCCAACAAGTTTCTTTATTAACGGTACACGTTTTCAAGTAGACAAAGCAGATACTGTTGGTGTAAGCGCAGGTGAGTATAGACTGTTGTTAAACCCTGCAACTCCTTGGCAACTGGCTTACTACCAAATTGTTAACGAAACAGCAGTAGCATTACCTACGTTACCATATAACATAGAATTACTTACTGCTGGTAATATCAGTATGCTAGGCAATGACTTTACACAGGTAAATGATTTAGGCTACGGAGTATATACAACTAACAATGCACGTTGTGAACTTGTTAGTGTATTTTGTTACTATAATCACGTAAGTTATCTAGCAGAGAACGGTTCAGACATCCGTTCATTAAACGGCTCGACAGCATATGGTGATTTTGCCCTTGTTGCTAAAGGAAGTGACCCGTTAGAAGTAAGTGACCAAGTATTTCTTGCAGAAGATGTTGTACAAATTGCTACAGTAAAAACAACTGGAGATTATCCTAACCAAAGAGGTGATACAGTAATATACATCATCAACCCAGACTATGCACCATTTAACGTAAGTGAAATAGAAATTGATCACAATGGTGCTAATGATATGAATGGTGATCCTGTTTATCTAAACAGATACGAAGTAACAAACATAACTCCGGTTGACGGAACTAGTCCGCAAGTCTATTCTCTAAATATTGCACAAGGTGCGCCAGACAATCCTGGTATACAAGTAGATATTGTAGACGGCACTTCGGCAGTTATTCGAGCAAACCAAGTTGTTAAATATGATGGCATTATTGATGTTAATCCAACTCGTCCTAGTACAGCATTAGTTTATGACGACGATCCAGATAAAGTATATCGTGTATTAGCATATGATATTGTAGGATTACCGCAGGGCGAATCAAGAATTACACTTCGTGAAAGTTATGACTATGTTAAATTAGTATTAGATGATACTGCAGGTAGTATAGCAGGGTCTGGACAAGTTGGAGATACTACAATAAGACTGGACGTTGATTTTGATAATAACGAAGCAAGTAGAATTAACGCAGCAATTGCCAATAGTAAGCAGTATAAATTTGGCTTTAATGGAACAATACACGAAATAACAGCATATAGAGATAAAGCAACTACAGGACAACTATATGCAGAAGTAGATGTTACACCTGCACTAACAAGATCATTTGGAGTATATCCTGATGCACCAACGATG